TGCTAATATCGTCAATCTATGGAATCATTTATTGCGCGGTTTTAGTTGCTGGAGTCATAGGACTCGCAATAGTTTTAGTAACGGAGTCAAAATAATGATGCGCTTATCTTTTAATCTTTCAATCTTGGCGCTTGTCTTTGCGCTTGGTAAATTCTCATACTTTGGCAATGACGGTTTTGGAGTCTTTATCCCGAATATAGGCGGATATCATTTGTCGCTATCTGACAATGACTCTGGCTTTTACAATTAATCGGAGGAAAGAATATGCAATTATCCAAAACCCCATATGAAGACGAAATTGCAAAGGACTTAGAGTCCAAAATCTTAGAAATTCTTAGCAATGCAAAGGATAAGAAAAATGGCAAGTAATGGTTATATCTTATATGAAGGACCGTCTTTAATTGACGGTAAACCTATCGTCGTTATCGCAACAATAAAGAGCAATAACCGCAAGACTGGCGCAATGGTCCAGACTTGGATCATAAGAAGCGACATCGACCCGATAACAGCGTCACGGCTTGGTGAAGACTTTTCAATTTGTGGTGATTGTGTTCACCGTGGGATTGCCCATGATGGCGACAAAGGACAAGCAAAAGAACGCTCTTGCTATGTGATGCTCTTAGCCGTGAACGGCATTTATAAAGCGTATCATGCTGGCAAGTATGAAGACGCAAGAGGGCATGAAAAGACTCGCGCCGTTGGCTTGTTGCTTGGCGTCCGTCTTGGTTCATATGGCGATCCTATGGCTTGCCCGTCTTTTGTGTGGGATAGTTTGACGTCTGGCGCATCTTTTGTGACCGCCTACACTCACCAGCAAAACAATCTTAAAGAGTACGTTATGACAAGCGCGGATTCCTTACATGATGCAGAGTCGGCGTGGTCCAGGGGTGAAAGAACATTTAGAGTCATTAGCGCACTAGACAAGCTCGTGAGAGGTAAAGAGGTATTATGTCCAGCGTCAAAAGAGGCTGGCGAAAGAGTCCAATGCGCGGATTGTAAACTATGTGGCGGCGCAAGCGTTAAAGCAAAGAGCGTTGCTATCGTGGCGCATGGCGCAACACATGTAACAAGAGCAGCAAAAGAGCGTGTAGAATAATATCTCACGCTTAATATAAGCGCCATACAACAACGAAAAGCCCGTTCTAGGTATGTCTAGGCGGGTTTTCTTTTTGGCTACTGTGTGGGCTTCCTATGGCTTCCTATGGCCTATTTGATTTTACCATTGTTTCAATGCGTTATTATTTGATCGCTTGGTCAATCTTTTACTATCTGGTCAAATTGTACTTGTGAAATAAACCTGCCATGTGGTAGCCGATTCGCTATCCGAGCGTATATATTTCTCGTTTGTCAACCTATCCTTTTGCCCCCTTGACATACCCAAGTTGGGACCCTCCATATTCCTACGGGTGATTCGGCTATCCGAGCGTTACCCACCCCATATCCGAAAACAAAAAAAGTACAAAAAAGATTCGTTTGTTATCAATAACTTATAAAAAAGTTACAAAAACTGTGTATAAAATCTAAAAAAAAGCCGTTATATATACATAAGAGATATACTTAAGTATATAAACTATAGTAAATGGGATATATTATATATTAATATATATCCCATAAACTTAAGTATAATACTTAAGTATGATCAATTAAGAATTGATTAACAATTAGCTTAAAGCTAATGAGGGTTTTCCCAAGTCAACCATGACAGATCTTTACGGTATTGTTGTTTTGAGGGACAGTCATGCCGATGCACTTGGGAATTTTTATGAGGACCGTAATCTGTGACTGATAGCAGAGCATTACCATATAGCGAAGTTGTCGCAAAGAAGATCCGTGAGGGTATTCGTAATGGTGTGTCGATGAAAGACATTATGGGGTCGATACAGAAGTATCAGAATGCCCCACGTTCTACGAATACTCTCTATAAGATCTATGGACAAATGATCTCAGAAGAACGTGCTGAGATTATAGGTCAGGTTGGTGCTATTGTTGTTCAACAGGCACTTGATGGCGATTTTAAAGCTGCTGAGTTTTATCTACGGTCTAAGGGTGGTTGGTCTCCTACTCAAACTATTAATGAGGTTGAGCAGTCTGAAGACCCCGATCTTGATGAGGGTGCGATAAACACTTTAATGTCGTTGCTTGGTAAAAATGAAGATAACGTCGAGTGATCTTAGGTCACTACCACCCGAAAAACTAAAACAGGTACTTTCTGAATTAGGGCAGAATAAAGCTGAGGAGCTTAGGTATCTGTGGCCCTTTTGGGCTAGACAAGAGCAGCTAGAACCAGAGGGTGATTGGAATATCTGGATAGCTCTTGCTGGTCGTGGTTGGGGAAAAACTAGGGCTGGCGTTGAGTGGGTTAGAGAGCAAGTTAAATCTGGTAAGAAACGTATTGCTGCTGTTGCTCCTACAAACTCAGATATCAGAAGGGTTATGGTAGAGGGTGAGTCTGGTTTCCTTAATGTTTGTTGGAAGGGTGACAAGACACACAGAGGCGGTAAAATGGGATTCCCTGTTTGGTCGCCTACTAATAGAACCTTAACGTGGGAGAATGGAGCTAAGGTAGAGTTCTATTCTGCAGAAGACCCAGAGCGTTTACGTGGACCACAGTTTCATGCAGCTTGGGCAGATGAGGTTGCAGCTTGGCGTAACCAGCAAGATGTTTGGGATATGTTGCAATTTACTTTACGTCTTGGTCGTAAACCAAGGGTGATGGTAACAACCACACCAAAGCCCACTAAGTTGATGAGGGGCTTAATTGCTTCTCCTGATAGCTACATTACCAGAGGATCTACCTTTGATAATATGGACAACTTGGCAAAGCCATTCCTTGATACAGTTAAAAAAGAGTATGAAGGAACAAGGTTAGGGCGACAAGAGCTTTATGCTGAGGTGTTGGAAGAAGCTGATGGCGCACTTTGGACAACAGAGATGCTTGACCAGTGTACCATTGAAAGAAGCGAAGTACCAGAACTCAATCGTATTGTTGTTGCTGTAGACCCTGCTGTAACAGCTAAGACAGAATCTGACATGACTGGTATCATTGTTGCTGGTGTAGATGTAAACGGGATTGGATACGTACTTGAAGATGCCACGGACAGATTTAGTCCTCAACAATGGGCAGCGAAGGCTATCTCGTTGTACAGGGAATATAGTGCGGATCGTATTGTTGCCGAAAGGAACCAAGGCGGTGAAATGGTCCGTAGGACACTTGAAGCAGAAGATGAAACAGTTCCTATTCGCCTTGTACATGCTAGTCGAGGAAAAATGGCTAGGGCTGAACCTATATCTGCACTCTATGAAAAACATAAAGTCAAGCATGTTAAAGGTCTTGACGAGTTGGAAACGCAAATGAGAACTTGGGAGCCTTTAGGTTCTCTGGGATCTCCCGATAGGTTAGACGCTTGCGTGTGGGCATTGACCGACCTGATGCACCACGGTAATCCAACCCCTACCTTAAGACTTGCTTACTCTAGCGCAAAAGGTTTAGTGGCCTAAATGAAGAAGATTAGTGAACAGCTAGGTAAACTAGAGTTAGGCCAAGGTGGGGAACAGACCCGCAATGGTACTATTCGTGCAGATGAGTTTCTGCAGGAGATCAAAGGTAAGAAGGCTATCAACAAGTTTCGTGAGATGCGAGACAATGATAGCACTATTGGCGCAATTATGTACGCCACAGAGCAGGTTCTACGTGATGTAGATTATTATGTTGAACCAGCTAAAGATACAGCAGCAGGTAGAAAAGAAGCAGAGTTTGTCGAAGGTGTCCTAAAGGACATGGAACATTCTCTTGATGATCATATTGCAGAAGCCCTTTCGCATTTGACGTTTGGGTTTTCTTTGTTTGAAGTGGTCTATAAACGTAGACGTGGGCCTAGAACAGATGATCCAAGGTCTTATAGCAGATATTCTGATGGTAGGATAGGCGTAAGGAAGCTGGCTTCTAGGGCGCAATGGACCATAGAAAGTTTTGACGTTAATAAGACAACAGGGGATATACTGGGTGTAAAGCAAGAGCAGAACTACGGACTTAAAACTACCTATATTCCTATTAATAAGTTGTTGCATTACAGAACAACAAATACAAACAATGACCCTTCTGGTCGTTCTATCTTGCGGAACGCTTATACTTCGTATCAGTACCTAAAGAACTTTCAGAGTGTGGAAGCCATAGCTGTTGAGAGAGAGCTTCATGGTGTTCCTATTGGAAG